ATTTAAGAAGGAGATGCTTAAGTGCAAGCAGAAGTTGGTTGACATCGAATCGAAACTCAAAGGCAACAAAGATCCCGTTCTTCTGAAGCAAAAGGATCAAACGGTCAAGGACATCGCTAAGTTCCACAACTTTCAGATGGTTCGTAAGATCTGTCTGAACAGTTGTTATGGTGCCATTGGTAACGCTTACTTCCGTTACTTTAAACTTGCCAATGCAGAAGCAATCACTCTGTCTGGTCAGACTTCAATCCGCTGGATTGAAAAGAAGATGAATGATTATCTCAACAATCTTCTCAAGACCGAGAATGGTGATTACGTTATTGCTTCTGACACCGACTCGATTTATTTGAATTTCGGTCCCGTTGTGGATAAGTTTCTCTCTAAGTTTTCTGATGACAAAGAGAAGACTGTAACCATGATCAACAAGATCTGTGAGGATCAGTTGGAACCTTACATCGACAAGTGTTACACACGCCTTGCTGAATATGTGAACGCTTACGATCAGAAGATGCAGATGAAGCGAGAGAACATTGCTGACCGTGGCATCTGGACAGCGAAGAAGCGTTACATCTTGAATGTGTGGGACAGTGAGGGTGTTCGTTATGAGGAACCCAAACTGAAGATCATGGGCATTGAGGCAGTGAAGTCATCCACTCCTGCTCCCTGTCGCACAATGATTAAGGACGCACTCAAACTAATGATGAGTGCAACTGAGGATGAGGTCATCGATTACATTGAACAAGCAAGAATCAAGTTTAAGAAGATGACACCAGAGGAGATTGCCTTCCCGCGCTCAGTTTCCGATGTGAACAAACATAAGAATAATGCCACGATCTATGGCAAAGGTTGCCCCATGCATGTTCGTGGAGCATTACTTCACAATCATTATGTAAAAAAGAAAGGTCTTGAGAATAAATATTCAATGATTAATAATGGGGACAAAATTAAGTTTGTCCAATTGAAGAAACCAAATCCCATGGGGGAGAATGTGATCTCCTTTGCTTCCGATTTTCCAAGGGAACTCGGTCTTCAACAATACATTGATTATGACTTACAATTTGACAAGGCATTCCTAGAACCTGTCAAGGTTATCTTGGATGCGATTGGATGGAATGTTGAAAAAACGGTAAACCTTGAATTATTTTTTGGATAATGGATTTCCTTAAAGACATCGTAAAAGAGATTGGTGGCGAGTACACCCAACTCGCTTCAGACATCGACGAGACTGAAACTTATGTTGACACGGGTAGTTACATTTTTAACGCACTGGTTTCAGGTAGCATATTTGGTGGTGTATCTGGGAATAAGATTACTGCTATTGCTGGTGAGTCTTCTACTGGAAAGACTTTCTTCTCTCTCGCTGTTGTTAAAAACTTTCTGGATTCTAATCCTGATGGTTACTGTCTTTACTTTGATACAGAGGCTGCCGTTAACAAATCCCTACTTGAATCTCGGGGCATTGACTTAGATCGCGTTGTTGTTATTAACGTCGTTACCATTGAGGAGTTTCGGAGCAAAGCACTCAAGGCAGTGGATCTATACCAAAAGAAACCAGTAGATTCCCGCAAACCGTGCATGTTTGTATTAGACTCGTTAGGAATGCTTTCCACAGAGAAAGAGATTACTGACGCGCTCAACGACAAACAAGTCCGAGACATGACCAAATCCCAACTGGTCAAAGGTGCCTTCAGAATGCTCACTCTGAAGTTGGGTCAAGCAAACATTCCAATGATCGTAACCAATCACACCTATGACGTTATCGGAGCTTACATTCCAACTAAGGAAATGGGGGGAGGCAGCGGCCTCAAGTATGCAGCAAGTACAATCATCCATCTCGGAAAAAAGAAAGAGAAGGATGGTAAAGAAGTTATCGGAAACATTATCAAAGCTAAGACTGCTAAGTCGCGTCTAAGTAAGGAGAACAAAGATGTTGAAGTCCGTCTTTATTATGATCACCGTGGTCTCGATCGTTATTACGGTCTTCTTGAACTCGGTGAACTCGGTGGACTTTGGAAAAATGTCGCAGGACGATATGAAATCGATGGTAAGAAAGTCTATGCCAAGCAAATTCTCAAAGAACCTGAGGAGTACTTTACTCCTGAAGTGATGGAAAAGTTGGACGAGATTGCCAAGAACGAATTCTCTTACGGATCAGGTGTTGATGGAGAAAATTGAGTTTCTAGTTCTCAGGAACCTTTTACATAATGAAGATTATTTAAGAAAAACAATCCCCTTTCTCAAGGGAGATTACTTTCAAGACAGGAATCAAAAACTGGTCTTTGAGGAAATCTCTAACTTTGTAACTGAATATAATCAAGTTCCCACAAAGGAAGTTCTCGCAATCGAGACTGAGAAGAGAAAGGATATTAACGAGACTGAGTATAAAGAGATCGTACAACTTGTAAATGATCTCGAAGAACAACCTGCTGAATTCAATTGGTTGGTTGACACAACAGAGAAGTGGTGCAGAGACAGGGCAATTTACCTTGCGCTGCTTGAATCAATTTCAATCGCTGATGGGGGCGATAAAGAGAAAAGTCCAGATGCCATTCCATCCATTCTTTCGGATGCATTGGCTGTTAGTTTCGACAACAATGTCGGTCATGATTATCTAAACGACGCGGATGAAAGGTATGACGCCTACACTCGGAAGGAGGACAGGATCGGTTTCGACCTTGAGTATTTCAACAAGATTACGAAGGGTGGCCTCCCAAATAAAACACTTAATATTGCTCTCGCTGGCACTGGCGTCGGTAAGTCTTTGTTTATGTGTCACGTCGCAAGTTCAGTTCTCTTACAGGGCAAGAACGTCTTATACATCACGCTTGAGATGGCTGAAGAAAAAATTGCTGAAAGAATTGATGCTAATCTTCTGAACGTCAACATTCAAGACATCACGGATCTTCCCAAGCAGATGTTTACTTCTAAGGTAAATAACATTGCTCAGAAGACCCAAGGAACTCTGATCATTAAGGAGTACCCAACAGCATCGGCACACAGTGGACACTTTAAATCACTTCTTAACGAACTTGCACTTAAGAAGTCATTCCGTCCTGATATTATTTTCATTGATTACCTTAATATATGTGCTTCCTCGCGGTATCGCGGAAACAGCACTGTCAATTCATATTCATATATCAAAGCAATTGCTGAAGAACTTCGAGGCTTGGCTGTCGAAGCAAACGTCCCTATCGTTTCTGCCACGCAGACCACTCGCTCTGGTTTTGGTAGCAGTGACGTTGAACTCACTGATACTAGTGAGTCCTTTGGTCTCCCTGCTACTGCTGATCTTATGTTTGCCCTTATTTCGACTGACGAGCTTGAAGGACTGGGACAAATACTTGTGAAGCAACTAAAGAATCGTTATAACGATCCAACAGTCTATAAGAGGTTCATTGTTGGAATTGATCGTGCCAAAATGAGACTTTACGATTGTGAGCAATCCGCACAGCACGACATGATTGACAACAAGACAGAAGAGACTTACAATGAAGAGAAGCCTAAAAAATCTTTCGATGGATTCAAGTTCTGAACTCCAAGTTCGAAACACTGATCACATTTACTTTGTGGTTTTGAGAGAGGACGGTTCGGTTCTCTGCCATTGTGGAGAAGAGCAAGATGCCATTGATATGGTAAAATTGGGTCAAGGAAGACACTATCGAATCGGTCATTATCCCGACCCACCCAAAGTTGTGAACGTCTCCTCCACCGAACTGGAGAAAGATAAGCAACTGAATGCCCAACAGATTCTTCCTGAATCTGAATTACAACCCTTGAATTTATGACACAACATGTTGACTCTGAACGATATAAAGAGTTTGTCAACGCAGTCACCTCACAAGAAAGTAAAGATCATATCAGCTTTCTTGAGCGCGTTGCCGTTCTCCAGAAAGACGGATTTCCTGTCGAGCGCCTACTTACTGCTTCTGTAGGTTTGTGTGCTGAAGCAGGTGAGTTCACTGAGGTTGTAAAGAAGATTGTCTTTCAAGGTAAACCTGTCAACGAGGATAACCTCTTCCATCTCAAGCGAGAACTTGGGGATGTGATGTGGTATGTGATGCAAGCCTGCATGGGACTTGATGTCACACTTGATGAAGTAATCGAGATGAACGTTGATAAACTGAAGGCACGTTATCCTGGAGGTGAGTTTGATGTTCACTATTCAGAAAACCGTAAGGAAGGAGATGTCTAATGGCACTTTCTCAATCTGTTGTGGATTCTCTGGACGAAGCAGAGTCCTCCCTAAGAAATGCTCTTGCTTTTGCAGCACGACAAGAGCGTCCAGCAGTCTGTAACATGATTGCTGAATTGATGACGGGGATTGATAAACTCAAGACAATTGATGATGTCTTGGACAAGTTAGAAAACAGGAAACCTGGTGATCAGGGATTTTTTGGCATTAGTTTTGGAGATGATGAATGAGTAAAGATGTGGTTGTGATGGCAGCGATGGATGTTCGTTCTGCAGCAGCGGTTCGACAAGTTCTGTTTGAGTCACAAAAGGATTACACTTATGATCCAACTTGCACACCTGAACGAATCGTTGACATTCGTAAGGTGATCGGTGAACTCGATGAAGGTATCGAAAAGGCTCTAGAAGAACTTAAAGAGGAGGAGACCGATGTCGAAGGACAAGAAGGATAAACCAGTAACAGTCGAAGATTATAAGGAGGTTGCTGATGCTTTCTTTGCCAAGTATCACTTTGTTGCAAAGGAACTTGGTGAAGGAGCAAGGGCAGAAGACATCCTTAGTGTAATGGAATCCTTGACTGGATTGGTCCTCAAAGAGCGTCTTCGTGATACTCAATCACTTGGTTTTTACAAACAGGATTGATGCAACTAATCAACTATCTCATCCTGTTCTTCAACATGGTTGTTGTTCCATGTGTTACAGTCCCTGAGAACTGGAATTACTGTTATAAGGACATGGATGTTTGGTTGTTTCCTGAAATTCAAAGAGGTTGGGATCTTTATTCTGGAAGAGAAAAACCTTATCAAGAGGAACAAGAGATTTTGGAGAATTATAAATAACAATACGACAAAGTAAATTGGTAAAGTCATGTCCGATATGAGCCATCTGTACAGAGCGTATGCTGCTGTGCACAATACAGAGGTCAAGACAGAACTCACTGAAGCAAGAAACGAGATCTCCAAAATGAACCTCGGTCAACTGACCGATGCTGATCTGGTTCTGGTCGCTGAAGAAGTGATCGCTGGTTTCTTCAAGCAGGATTACACCGCAGCAGCAACTCACGAGTGGATCTGCTGCTCCCTGGAAGAGTCAGTTGCACCTAATTCGTCACCTCTTCGTAAGGACAAAGTAAGAAGACTTGCCGAAGCATTTGACACTGCTTTCGAGAAAGTTTATGAGAGAGCAGTTGATGTTTGTGAAGAGTCATTCCTTCACTACATGAACAGCAAGCCACTGGTCGAGAAATGGCAGGGAAGAGTTTCTCACGAGCAAGGCAATCAAAAGATTCACAATTCAGTCATCGCTAAGGACAGACAAGGTGTTCTGGAAGGACTGATCAAAATGGTTGAAGGTGTCCGTGACCTTGATCCCGAGAAGGGAACCAAGGAAAGAAAGGAGCGCCTTGAGAAGAAGCGTGGAATGAAACTGGATGATCATCCACAGTACAAGGCAGAAGAGTTCCAGGCTTCTACAATCAGAAAAGAGTGGGCATCTGCTTATAAGGGAATTTATGAAGCAAAGAAAGGTGACGGCAACCTTGCCAACAATTATCCTCCATATGATAAGGTAACCAGAGGTGACGTTATTGCTGGTGCTAAGGGTGAAGACCAGATGGGTGGTAAGAAAAAGAAGCCCGTAAAGGAAGGTACGATGGACATCAAGGGATTTGAGATCCCTAAGAAAGAAAGAGACGCTGCTGCTAAGAGAATTGCAGCAAAAACTGCAAAGAAACAGTCTTCTTTGAAGAAAGAAGAGTTTGTTAATGAAGTTTCTTCGCACCTCGCTCTGACTGCTTCTCAAAAAGCAGATGAAGAGAGAAGAAAGGCAGCAGTTGCTGGTGACACATCTCGTGCAGCATCAAAAGCAGCACAAGCATCACGTCTTTACAAGGGTGTCGGACCCCGTAAGACAAGAGAAAGAATGAAGGAAGAAGTTCAGAAGATTGATGAACTTGTTAATCCTAAGGTTAATCTTCCTTTCAGTGGAGATAAGATCACCTATAACCAAGGTGGCGGCGCTGGTGCTGCTCTGGGTGGTGCTGCTGCAGCAGGACTGGGAGCTCTGACTGGTTATGGTCTGAGCAAAATGGGCAAAAAGAAAGAAGAGAAGAAGGACGAGGTTAAGAAGGAAGGAGTTCAGTTCTCTGCAGAGGAACTTGCAAGAATTGAAGCGATTGTTAATTCCTGGGACGAAGGTTACCAGCGTGAACCTGATCAAGCAGGTAAGAAAGATCGCACTCATTCTAAGCAACCAGATCCTTCGAAGCCTGGTTTCACTGGTGTTGGTAACATGAGCATCGCTCAGATTGCCAAGATGAGCAAAGAGATCGAGAAAAAGCAGAAGTGAGGTTTGACGGATGCCAGCTAACACAGACCTGGCTGATGTCAACGAAATCTACACAGCCTTTGCTTTAAACAACAACAGTTTTCCTGACCCTCAATCGGAAGCTCAATTCAATCGAAAGCGTGACTTGTTGACCTTTGATCAAGCCACGCAACAGATTGAACGTGCCAAAGTTATGGCACAAGAGTTTCTTGCTTGGGCAGGAAGAAATGGTTATGCTGGTGTTCAGGGTGTTTACTGGACAGCGAGACCTGGATTCTCTTTCAGAGCAGTCACTGGATATGACGTTAATCAATCCAAGAATCCAACAGATGTCTTGGTGAAGTTTGCTGGAAACAAGTTTCTTGGTCTGTCAGCAAAGTCAACGTCTGGAGCAGGTGACATTGGATTTAAGAATCCTGGAATTGGCACTGTTGAAACTGATCTTGGAATTCAACTCAAAACAATTGCCACCACAGCGGCAAATGCTTTTGCCACACAATATGATTTGCCCAGTGGTAACGCACAAAGGAAAGCAGCGATTCGTGCAAATCCTTTGATCAAAACAAAAGCGGATGAAGCATCGGTTGCAATGTTTATTCAGATGCGAGATGTTCTCTTCAACAAATTGAATACTCTGGGGCAACCTCAAAGAAGAGATTACATTATTGATTCTTGGATTGATGCTTCTGCCGATTTGAGACCTCCGTATGTTAAAGTAACAGGTAAGGGAACTAAGGCACCCTTTACGGCATCAGTTGAAGACCCACTTAACAATGAGAAACTCAGAGCACTTCGATCTGAAAACATCACATTTGAGAAAGTTGGAGACAACTCTGTTGGTGTCAAAGCAGGTGTTAAAAAGATCCTCAAGATGAGGATTAAATACGAATCAGAGAAGTTTTCAAGCAGTCTAAAAATGTCAGGAGATCCTTGGTAAGATGGACGTTTTCAAGTATCTAAAGAAGACCGACACATTGTTGGAAGCGAGTGCATCTGAAGAGGCACATAAACTTGGATTGGTTTATGGTGGTTACGGTAAATGGAAGGATCCTAAGACTGGACAAACCACACACAAGAGTGTGAAGCAGAATGGTCAGACTGTTCTTCAGAAACTCGATCAACCTGAAGCACCAGAACAGGAGACTCAGAAAGCAGAACCTCAACAGAAAACTCTGTCACAGTTCAGAAAGGACGTTCCTGCTCCTCAACCAGAGGCACCTGTGAGTGACCAGATGAACCGTAATGTTCCTGGTGGTCCAACTGCGGATGCTCTGGCAGCAGGTGATAAGGCAGAGGTCATCAAGCAACTGTCTCGTGGTCGTGAGAACGTCCAGAGTGCTGCAAGAAAGGCACAGATTGCCAGACAAGCGGATCAGATGATCGCTGATGATGAGGCAGAAAGAGAAGCAGAAGAAGCGGCCGCGGCAGCAGAAGCAGAGGCAGCAGCACAGGAGGTCCAAACCTCTCCTGATATCATCTCTCTTGATCAGGCAGTTAGAGAAGTAGAAGCAGAAGATGAAACTCAAGGTGCTCTTGATTCTCTCTTAGATGAATTGAGGGGAATGGAAGATGAGGACGAAGGTCCTGTTGACAACATTAGTGATGCCTCAGAAGTTATGGAAAAAGCAGAAGAAGCAGGTCTTTCTGATCGCCAAAAGGCAATTAATGAGTTCAAAGAAAAACTCAGAGAGTCGTTTGAGAAAGAAGATTCGATCGTTGATTCTTCAATGGCAGAGATTCGTAACTCCATTCAGGAGATCATGAAGAATCAGGTGGCAGAGTCTGACATGTCTGAAGAGGACATGAGAGATCAGTTCATTTCTGTTATGGCACTTGCCAACACTTACAGCGGAAGAATTCGTCATGGTGAAGGTAAGAGAACAATGTTCTATGAGGATGCTCAACAACTCCTGAATCCTGATGTTCAGAAGATGCTGCTTGATGGTTATGGTGATGGATCTCCAGAACAGATTGAGAAGTTTGTCAACTCCAGAAAGATCGTTGACACCCCAATGGAGCAAGTCGATGCACTTTGGAAAGTGATTCCTGACTCCTTTAAGCAGGCACTTGGGTCGGGAAACATCGGAACGTCATTCAAAGCACTTCAACCTGATGGTTCGATCAAGAACATTCCCGCTAAGAATCTTCATTATGGTGGAGAGGGTGATGCAAACAGAACAACAAACAGCAGCACAGCAAGAAAGAAACTTCTTTTGAAACTTTATCTTGACCAGGGCGGTCGAGACGGTTATACTGGGAACGAACTTGATCCTCGTTATATGGAACTTGAACACGTTCGTGGAATTAATGCGATGGCACCTGGTGAAGAGGGTGTAACTCTTGATCAACTCAAGGAAAGAGAAAACCTGAAGAACTGGTTGTGGATCGCAACTGGTGTGAATAATGAGAAGTCAGATCTTCACATGGATAAGTTTCTTGATAATGTCAAGAACAAGCATGGTGGAAAGACAAAGAGTGATTATGTTGACCTTGAAGCAGCGGACAAAGCATTCCAAGCGAAGAACAAAGGTCTTGCATCTTTGTTGGATGATGTGATCAAAAACAAAGAGTTCACGAGTTCTGCTTCTCCTGAAGCAATTCAAACTTTGTTTGATAACGAATTGGCAGAGAGTGAAGCAATGGACAGGAATGGAATCAAGAAGACTCCTGTTTCTCTCGGTGACAAAATGAGAAAGGCACTGGGAATGGTGAAAGACAGAAAACTCACCAGATCTCAAATCAAAACTCAGAAGGAGTTGTTCCGTCCATTGATCATGAACATGATTGGTCAGGAACCAGCAAAGAGAAAAGAAATGATTGAAACTTACAACAGTCTTTTCCACGAAGCAGGCGACCGAACCACCGAACTGTCTGCAATGGGACCTGATGCTGAATCGGAAGTCGATGCAGTGTTCACTAAAGGTAAACTCAATGAGAAAGGAACTTGGGAGAAGATGTTCTACAAATCTCTTGCTGAGAACGGACTGATCGATGAAAAACTCATTGATCAAAACATGCAACCCAAGGAAGCAACAAAATTCAAAAAACTTATTTTTGAGGATTACTACGAAGAGAGTGAGTGGATTCAAGAAGACACCATGACCTTGACAAAACCATCAGGACGTGATAGAATTGAGAGATTGAAGAAGAGTTTGCGGGATGTCCAAGTTTTCTGAATCTATTTCAGATGCCTATTTCACTCATCCAGAAGACGTAAAGTTCGTTCACAGCATCCTAGCAGAAGAAGGTTGGTTAGAGGGTTCCATTCTGGAACCTTGCTGTGGTGAGGGGCATCTCATTGAAGGTCTTGATAATGTCACTGCTTGGGATCTCAATCAATATGAGCATCCTCTGGATCGTGTTGGTGATTTTCTTGAACAGGAACCAGAACCTTTTGACTTGGTTCTAACCAATCCTCCTTTTGGGTGGTTGGGTGGTTTGGCATGTGACATTCTCAATCATGCCACGAAGTTTGCCGATCGTGTTGCAATCATTCTCCCCCAGTGTTTCCGTAAGGTTCAACGGATTGATCGCATCAATGAATACTTTCATCCAGTTGGTGATTACACTCTTCCCAATCAAATCTTCATTCTTCCTGATGGGCAGGAGAAGTTCGTAAGGACTTGTTTCCAGATGTGGGAACGTCGTGATTACAAACGAAAGAAGTTTGGCAACACACCTTATGATGAGTTCTTCACTCAAGTTCCCAAGGATGAGGCAGAGTATTATCTTCGCACTCAGGGATCAACTGCTGGAATGATCCTGGAAGGTCTTGCTTATCCTGATGGTCGTCCTTACAATGACAACACTGGTCGTTGGATGCAAGGAAGTAAGGATCTGATCCTCCAGCATGACTGGACTAAGATTGCTCGCTTTGCTTCTGGAGCACAGTCAATCGGTCTGCATGACATTGCCTGGGGGTTGCGTTCCAGCAACATTGATGAGTACCTTGAGCATGGCATTATGTATGACCTTATAAATGGTTATTATGATGAGAAACCAGCAACCGTGGAGGACTTCTTTACATGATCTAAACTTTGTGCTAAAATACAGTCCACTTCACCCCCTTATAAAACTCTCCCATGAAAAAGAAACCTTTGTTGAGTCACGTTGAAGAACTTGAACTTTGTAAGGCAGCACAGGCAGGAGATAAGAAAGCATTTGACACAATGGTGACCCGCAATCTCGGGTTGGTTAGTAAGATCGCAAAGAAACTTTATTACAACAACGAGCAATATTCATACGAAGATCTGTTTCAAGAAGGTGTTTTTGGTCTAATTAAAGCAATTCATAAGTTTGATCCACAGGAGGGGTGTCGTTTCTCCACTTACTCTTACTATTGGATTTACTGTTTTGTGAGTCGCTATAATGCGAATCACCAGGGTAAGATTCGTGTTCCCATTCACGTCAAAGAGAAGATTCGCAAACTGAATAAAGAAAACAATCAGGATCAACTGCTCAATGAGAAGAGCAAGATTCCTGTGGTGATGTCACTTAATGCTACTTATGGTGATAAAACTTCTCTGGAAGAGATGACTTCTTATCTCGTGATGGATAACACCATCGATGAGTTGGATGTGGTTAAGGATCAGATGAAGAACGTTCTGACCGAACGTGAGTACAGTGTTTTGTGCCATCGTTACGGCGTCGATGGTCAGCAGGCAAAGACTCAACGTGAGTGTGCAAAACTTTATGACCTGTCTTACGCTGCAATCTCTTTGATTGAACGAAAAGCAATCTCTAAGTTGAAAGTCCACTTTGGAGAAACAGAATAAATAAATACTATGATGAGCAAAAAGTTTTAAGATATAATGAAAAGCTTTTTCGGTTTCTTGTCTGAAGCTACTTCCGTCGCTGACCAAGCAAAGCGCAAAGGATTAGTCGCAAGAGGACCTGGCAACTGGTACGACAGCCAGGGTAATTTTGTTGCGAAGACGAAAGGTGGAAGACTGGTAGCAGTAAGACCAGGTGAGCAACCAAGTGGTCAGAAATCTGCTGCAGAAGAAGAACCAAAACAGAGAAAAGCAGCGAAACAGACTCCCGCCCAACAAGAAAAGTCACCCGAAGCACCAAGACCAGAGAAACAAGGTGAGACTTTGACTCTGGTGTTTGGAAGATTTAATCCCCCAACTGTCGGACACAAGAGAGTTCTGGATAAGGCATCCACTCTTGCTGGTGAAATGAGAGTTTATCCCTCTCGTTCTTATGACCCTAAGAAGAATCCTCTTGATCCAAAGACCAAGGTGGAATTGATGAAGAAGATGTTCCCCAAACATTCCGAATCAATTCACAATGATGAAGACATCAAAACGATCTTTGATGCTTTGAAAGTCGCGGATGAAGAAGGATATTCTAATGTCAACATTGTTGTTGGATCTGATCGTGTCGCTGAGTTTGATTCACTGGCACAAAAATACAACGGCGAACTGTACAACTTCGACGAAATCCAAACCATTTCTGCTGGTGAAAGAGACTCAGATGCAGAAGGTGTTGCAGGAATGTCTGCCTCTAAGATGAGAAAGGCAGCAGCAGAGAATGATCTTGAGACATTCAAAACTGGAATGCCAAAAGAATTGAAACCATCAGACATTGATTCAATCTTTAGAACCATCAGAAGTCAGATGGGTGTCAAAGAAGGATGGAATCTGTGGGAGATTGCTCCTAAGTTTGATTGGAAGAATCTTAGAGAAAATTATGTAAACGGCAACATCTTCAAACTGAATCAGATGGTTGAGAATCTGAACACTGGTTTGGTTGGTAAGGTTATGAGACGTGGAACCAATTATCTGATCTGTGTGACAGAGGATAACATTATGTTCAAGTCTTGGATTCGTGATCTCCGTGAGTACACTGAGGTCAAGATGGATCGTAAGATGAGAACTAAGACTCAACCAAACACTTTGACTGGAACCACAGGTTACTTTAAGTATGCTGCTGACATGACTCCTGGGTTTGAAAAAGGAGAAAACACCAATCTCCAAGCAGGTGGCAAACCTTACAAAGGACCTAAATCAAATATTAGGGAATTCATAAATAAGTATAAGAAAAGAATTGCGTGAAAATGTCTAAGCATCTGAACGACTTGTCTGCAGTTTATTTGTCGCAGATTGCAGAAGAAACTGTTTGTCCTGTATGTGGATTCAATCCATGTCAGTGCTTAGAGGGAACTCTGAATGAATCCTGTGGTTGTGACCACAGCGAACCAAAGACTAAAAAGAAAAAGAAAGTCGTTGAAGGTGCTGCTGCACTGCCTGTTGCAAAAATGACTGTGCAGGCAGGTAACAAAGATTTTCGTGCATCGACAGAGAAGGATGCCAATAAAAGAGAGAAACTCGAAACTCAAGCAAGAACCATTAGAACCACAGTAGACATGGATGCATTCAAGAAGAGAAAAGGTGTAAGAACCGAAGGATTCTCGAATTGGAGAAACGATCTGATTGAGGTTGTTGGTGCTGACATTCCTTCTTCTCAGGCACAGAAAGACACCGAGATGAAGACTGAGATTGGTAAAAAGAAAGTTAGAAATATAGTCGTTATCAATCCTCCACTGGGTGAGGAAATCAAGGCAATGGGTGGAACCATTCTTGAGATGATGGAGTATGATGATGAGTTTGATTACATTCTTGAGAGTGTTTATGATGAACTGATTGAAGAAGGTTTCTCTGAGGATGAAGTTGAGTTTGGGATTGAGTCAGCACTGACCACTTTGGATGAGGGTTATTATGATTCAGCAACTGAAACTTCTAAGTCAAATGCTGCTAATGTAAAGACAACTCAATTTACAGCGAAGAAGAAAACGCAGGGTTCAATTAAGGACAGACTGAAGTCCGCTGCTAAGAAAGCAATCGTTGGTGCTGGTCGTGCCGCTGCAAGAGCAGCAAACACCGCTGACGCTGTGAAGTCTGCACCTGGAAGAGCAGCAAAGAAAGTCTCTAGCGCAGTTGCAAGAGTCAAGGGTCTTGCTAAGTCTGGTTATGAGTCAGAGAGAAAGAGCGGAGATAGCACTTACAGAGGCAAGGGTGTTGGTCGTAAAGAGAAGATTGGTGAAGATGTCGAGCAGGTTAAAGAGGATGCCAAGTATGATCGCAATCGTAAGAGAGCAGCACAAAGAGCAGCAGCAAGAAATGCTGCAAGAGATGCTGGACAAACGGGTGCGGTTCCTGGAGTTGGTTATGTGACTCCCAGAAGGGAGAGAGAAACTTATGTTGACTCTGCAGGTACAACCAGACATAAGTCGGGTGCTAAAATGGAAGAAGTTGAGCATCTTGATGAAAAACTCAATCTAAAGAAAGCAGACATGGGTGATGTTGTAAAGGACTTCTACAAGTCTGACGCTCCACAGTTCAAAGGAAAGTCAAAAGAAAAGCGTCGTCAGATGGCAGTTGCTGCTAAACTGACTGCTGAACGTGGTGGTAAGAAATTGGGTGAAGAAAGAAAACCAGAAGTTGAAGCACAAGGTGAAAAGGTCGCTGAATATGAAAAGGCTGATAAGTATAAAGGAATTGTTGCCAGATTCCGTAAGGAGAACCCTGGTTCACGTCAACCCAAAAAGGTTCGTGGAGCAAAACCAACCGAGGGTGAACTGACTCAGCAGAGAATCCGAACAGCGAACAAGCGCATTTCGAAGTATGGTTTGACTTCGAGAGAGAAGAAAGAAACACAAGCAAGAGCAAAGTACGATTCGCCAAGAGACTGATGAGTTTTTTCCGAGAAGACCCCTTTACTGGTTATTACGGCAGTAAAGAGGAAGACAAGGATAAAGAACACGACGAACTTGACAAAGAACGTAAACTTCGAATGAAGTTTGGCAAGTCCTGGAAGCAACACATGGACGATACTAAAAATGCTCAGACCAGACTTCGTAAGGGCGAGGTCAAAAAGTGGGATCCCAAGAAAAAGAAATATGTGTCAAACTTAGATTGATGATCTAAATAAATGTGAATTTGAGGCTCAAATTATGCTTTCATTCCTACTCCCACTTGCATCAAAAGTCATTTCTGATTCAGTCGCTAAGATTCCTGATAATGAGGAACTTGGTGAAAAACTGATTGATATTTGTCTGGTTATTCTTGGTAAAGCAGTTAAACTGACCAAGACTGACATGGATGATAAACTGCTGGAAACTGTTGCAGCAGCAATCAAAAACAGAGAAGAAGGGTGATTTTGAAAGCAGGGGTTCAATCTCCTGCTTTTATAAATATCTTTTAGCATAAGCAATTTTATCTAGGGCAAAGACATGGCACTTTGGGGCAATAACGACGCAGTTGGTTCTGGTGGAACAGTGTCCCTTGATTACAGCACTGGTGTTGTAACGGGGTCTGGTACTACTTTTGGTGAAACTGGAGCTGCTAAAGTTGGCGACGTAATCCGATTTGGTGTTCGCGGAAGCGGTGGAACTTATTTCGGTGATGCTGCTATTGTCAGCATTGCAGGAACACAATCACTGACCATCGGTTCTACCGCAGGTCTTAGCGGAGCAGCAATCGCTGGAACTGATTTCTACATCTCTGAACTTCCTGTTTCGAGTGTTAAGGATGTCACTTACAGTGAGTCTTCTTCTGGCACTGATGATAAAATCATCTATGGTGTTTCGGATGCTGACACTGCAATTGGTGGCCCCGCTGGTTATGAGAAGATTGATGCTGGTTGGGTTGGAATCACAACTTACGTTGACAACCACGGCAACCTGAGAGTTAAGAGAGAAGTTCTTGTTGCAATGTCTGGCATTACCACAGGTAACATTCCTTATCCTACTGCTGAAGGATGATGTAAATGCTGTTTAGCGAATTGAACGAGGAGAACTTTCTCCTCTTTGCGATTAAAAATTATGAAAACCCAGCAGCAGTAACGAAAGAAGATTTTGAAAAAGATCTAAACCACTTTCGTTATATCAAAAGGTTGCTTAAAAGATATAAAAGCACAGGTGACCTTCGGGTTCACCTGTTGATCAACCATTTTATTATCCTTTATAACATCTTTGGTGAAGCTGCTACTCCGATGCTTTTTTATAAGATCGAGAGCAACTTGTGGTCGGTAACTAAAACCTTTATTGTTTTTCTGAATAAGTTACCAGAGTTCCCGAAAACTTATATTCACGACATTGAATTGGATCAAACCTGCCTAGAGGAACTGGAGAAGATTACCAATGGACAAGGACAAAATTGATAGAGTAATCAATGCATTTCGTACAGCAATGTATAATGAATTCAGTGTCTCAGAGGAAGGCATGGTGGCAAATCCTCCTGGGGGAAGTGGCGGATTTGGTGGGTCCTCCAATGCTGCTGGTCCTACTGCTGGATTTGACCCATATATGAGATTGGATGGTCGCAATAAGTATGTCAAAAAAGCCATCAAAGATTTGATGGACAGGAAGAAAAAGAGAGAAGACAGGAAAGCAAGAAAGAAAGCTTTAAATTACAACCCTTACTTCACTCCCTTCGATGTCAAACGAGGAACACGTTAGAATTGCAATCCTTGAACAGAAAATCGAAGATCTAAAACCAATCGTGTATAAAATTGATCACGCGATTGAAAAGTTAAGTGAGGTAAATACAACAGTTAGCAGAATGCTTGCTGTCCATGAAGAGCGCATATCAAAGCAAGAAGAAATCGACACTGTATTATTTGCAAAGGTTGACAAACTCAGTGATAAAATTGACCGCAATAATGACAGTCTGTTTGCAAGAATACGAGCACTAGAACAAAAGGTTTGGAAGATAATCGGTGGGTTTGCTGCTGTAACAATTATTATTAATGTTACTGGTTTGCTTTTACGCACAGGAATTTTAAACAACCTCTTGGCACCAGCACCACAACCTGTTATAATTCAAGGGCGTTAGTCTCTTTGGTATGGATTTTATTGATGTAAAGTACATCAATCTGTTGTCTTCACGACTTCCAAAGTTTAAGAGAGTCAAGGCGCATCTTTACAATTTCCGCTGCCCGATCTGTGGTGACTCACAGAAGAGTAAGAGCAAGGCACGAGGATATTTGTATCGAATCAAGAACAACACTAATTTCAAGTGTCACAACTGTGGACTGAACATTTCCTTCAACAGTTTCCTGAAGCAACTGGATCCTGTTCTGCATAAGGAATACATCTTTGAGAAGTTCAAAGGTGGTCAGACTGGTAAGAACTTTGTGACAGAAACTCCAGAGAGTGTTCTTGACATTGCTAAAGAGTCTAAACCGCAATTCGAAAAGAAATTAACAATTGATTTGCCATCAGCATTTGATGTCAATGTCTCCAAGATTTACCTTCATGGGAGGGCAATCTTTGATGGAGAGTTTTATTACTGTGAGAACTTTAAGAAGTTTGCCAACTCCATCAGACCAGGGACATTTGAGAACGAAGACTACGGAGAACCCAGAGTGGTCATTCCAATGCGAAAGGATGGTAACCTGATCGGGGTTCAGGGACGAGCACTTTCGTCAAACCCCATTAAATATATCACTGTAATGATTGACGATGAACAACCAAAGATTTACGGACTTGACCGAATCGATGCAGACTTACCTGTCTATGTGGTCGAAGGACCCCTGGACAGCACTTTCGTTGACAATTGTGTGGCTCTGTGTGGGAGTGACGGTGACGTGGGTTGTCTTGAGGGAAGCAACCTCGTTTTTGTTTACGATAACGAACCCCGCAATAAAGAAATTGTCAAGCGAATTGAACGACACATTGAACAAGGAAACAAAGTCGTCATCTGGCCGAAAAACGTCCACGAAAAAGACATAAATGATATGGTCCTTGCTGGTCATTATGTCAAGGATTTGATAAAATCAAATACATATCAAAATCTCGAAGCAAAGCTACACTTTACAACCTGGAAAAGAGTATGAGTAACGGAACAAAGGTCAAGAAGAGAGACGGAAGAATTGAACCATTAGACCTCGATAAGATGCACTTGATGGTGCAAGAGGCATGTGAGGGTCTTGCAGGGGTCTCTGCGAGTCAAGTTGAGATTCAATCTGGAATCCAATTTTATGATGGAATCACTACCTCTGAAATTCAAGAGATTCTGATTCGTTCCGCTTCTGACTTAATTGATTTGGATCATCCGAATTACCAGTTTGTTGCAGCACGTCTTCTTCTCTTTTCTGTGAGGAAGCAGTTGTTTGGTCGAACCAGAACTCTTCCAAAACTCATTGATCACATCACAGAACAAGCATACGCTGATCATTATGATCGTGAGATCTTTGATAAGTATTCAAGAGAAGAAATTGAACACGTCGAGATGTTCCTCGATCACAAGCGTGATTTTCTCTTCACTTATGCTGGACTACGCCAGGTTGTCGATAAATATCTTGTACAGGATAGAAGCACTGGGAAGGTTTATGAAACTCCCCAGTTCATGTATATCATGATCGCTCTGACTATCTTTAGAGATTATCCCAAGGAAACGAGACTCTCTTATGTCAAGCGATACTACGACGCAATCTCGAAGCACAAACTCAACATTCCCACACCTATCATGGCGGGAGTGCGAACTCCACTTCGACAGTTTGCTAGCTGTGTTCTTGTTGATGTTGATGACACCCTCGATTCTATCT